TAGCCAATCTTAGACTGCGACCAGGAATACTGGTCATATTAGAATGAGAAGAGATCATGTTGAGATATATGTCCCAATTTTCTTGAGGTAGTTCTACTATCTCAAAATCCATGTCTTGTGGGTGAATTGTAAAATCGGAAAATAAATCTTCTTCTGGTCCCATACCAGGCAGAACAAAAGGCCTGTCTGATAATGAGTTTAGTTTTTGGTCACGAATATAATCATCAATTCGTTCAAATCGGTCAAAGTAATCAGAATACGCTTTAGCACAATGAAGTGCTTGTTCTTTGGTTAACTTCATACTTTGAAGTCATCAAATGTTTTATTAAACTTACCTTCTCTGTTGCCAAATGAATTTAATGGTTTGTCGTCTGTTCCTGTGTCGATAACATCGAGTTGTGCAGAAGCTTCTGCATCATACAATCTCATTTTACTTCTATCAATACCAACAACAAAGCGTTTATAATAATTAGGATCCGAATATCGATTCTTCAATTGTTTGACCATAATTTGGCCAAGATTATCAAGTTCTTCATTAGAAATTAAAGCAAACATAAAGTCGGCTGTTGCTGGTAAACCAAACGATTCAGAAGTATCTTCTAGACCAGGATCTGAGTTGGTAAAACCAGACCGTGTTGTTTGTGTGGCTGAAACAATTGGAACACCGGTTTCTACTGCCAGGCCTCGAAGTTCTTCAGCAATCGATTTAATATATGAATAACTATTTACATTTGAACCCGGTCTCACTCTTGCAGAAGTACATATATTAAGATAATCGATGAAGATAATATCTGGTTTAAATGTTTTCTTCAATTGCAATTCATTTATTAAAGCTCGGAAATGTAATGCTGATGCTGCGGCTGTTGGATATTCTTTGATGATTAATTTACCATGAGTTTTGCTTCTTAGCATTTCAAACTTACGATTGTAATCTTTTTTGGACAATGTATGCAACTCACTCATCGAAACATCTAAAAGATTTGCATCAATTCTTTCAGCAATTTTTTCTTCTGACATTTCCATGGTAATATAAAGAACATTGTGTCCTTGAGATAGACAACTAGCTGCATGGTGACACATGAACAATGACTTACCAACACCAGTGCCAGCGAGAGCGATGTTCAATGTTTTGATTGGTAAACCACCTTTTGTAATTTTGTTAAACAAATCCAAATCAAAACGAATACGGGATTCTACTTTATGATATGAATCAAATCGTGTATCTGAATCTTCCGTATAATCATGACCAACATGATTGTCAAAAGAAACACCAAGAGCATCTGATAAAAGTTTTGGAATCTCACCTTTGGTTTTGGTTTGTTGTTTATTATCAAGAATTGTAACCGAGTCCATAATAGCATTATAGATGGCCTTGTCTTGACAAAACTTTTCAGTTTCAGTAATCAACCATTGTGTGTCGGTTGGTTCTTCCTTAGATTGGTGTATTTCTTTAAGAAGTTCAATTGACTCACCAACTTGTGTTTCATTTAAATCTTTTTTTTCGGTAAAATTAATTACCAAAGCTTCATGTGTTGGTGGATTTTTATATTTTTGAATAAAATCAAAAATTTCTTGAAAAACTATTTTTTCAGTATTGTCAGAAAAATAATCTTGTTTTATGAATGGTAAAACTTTTCTGGTGTATTCTTCATTGTAAACTAGATTTTTTAAAATTATCGATTCGAGTCTGTTCATTTTGTTTTTGTGCCATAATAATTTCTGATAAGATATCACCCATAATGGTATGAAATTTATCATCTTTTGTCAAGTCATCTATATCATGTTCGCCTGAATTTAATATAGTATAACCAAATTGTAATCGAGCTCCTTCACCTTCTTCAACAACTCTTGCTTTATGATAATGATAGAGTACACCCTTATACTCTTCCATTAAAAGACCAATTGCTGTCACTGGCGCATCTTCAAAGTCATATCCATCTGGATTAACAAATCGCCAATCCACATTTTCTTTATACTTTGATGTTGGTGCTTTTGACATCTTCATCCATAAATTCTGGAGATGATATAAAATCCTCTCCCATAATGTTAGAATAGGCAATTTCATATTTTTTCTTTATAAAGTCAGCAAATTCTGGATTATCTAAAATGGGTTGCATGAAATCCTTAGTTTGTGTATCTATTACTCGAACTTTATCTCCAATTTCTCCTGTTGTTTTATCAATTTTTGCATACCATCCAGGACTTGGTTTTGTTACAAATCCCGCTTCAATAGCTATTTCAAGTATACCTGAGTATTTTTGTATACCACCTTCCCACGATACTGTTATAGGAATTTTAGATTTTTCTTTAACATATCTAGATTTCTCAACATTAATAATGAAGTTATATCCTTTGATTTCTGCACCATCTTTATCTTGTTGTCGACCAAGAATATAAATGTTATCAGCTGAGTAGTAAGAACCTGTTCCGCCACCAACAATATCTTTAGGAAACATTCCAATTTCTTTGTAGGTATGATTTACGACCACCATTGGAATATCTTTTAAATTTAAATGTGGTGTAATCATTCTAAACAATGACTTAACTTGTTTAGCACGAGACATATCCGCCACTGATTTGCCATCAAGTGCATCATCAACTTCTTTTTTAGAGGCGAGGTTGCCAATTGAATCAATCACAATGACGAGTTTATCACCTCTTTCGATTTGTTCTAACTGTGACATGACATCAAACTTGAGTTCTTCGATGTTGGTAAGTGGTGTATGTAAAACTCTGTCCATATCGATTTGGAATGTTTCAAAGTAATTTACAGGCGTACCAAATTCTGAGTCATAAAACAACAACACCGAGTCTTTGTATTTGTCCATATATGCTTTGGCCATCATTAAACTAAAGGCTGTCTTAAAGTGTTTAGATGGACCAGCCCACATTGTTAGACCTGGTGTTAAACCACCATCAAGTTTTCCTGAAAGTGCCACATTGACCATTGGTACAGATGTCGTTACCATATCCTTTTCAGTAAAAAACTTTGATTTAGAAAGTATTGCACTTTCTTTTATCGTTGTATTCTTTTTTAATTTCTCAAGTATGCTCATAGGTGCCTCATTTAAATTTCATAATTTGTGATTTTGGAACAATTTTACTATTCTTATCTAGCTTATATGGTACATCATTTTTATATATAATGTCAAGTGGTTCTTGGTTGTTTGCCTGTCTAAATGCTTGATTTGATGCTACCAATAACAAAACAGCTAGTGGATCAAAAACAAATATAATAATAAGAATAACAAGCCTAACGGCCTTATCTATTATATCCTTATCCGAATATCCATAAACCAGTTCTGCTACATATTTAATTGGACCAATTTCAGCGGACAGTTTATTTTCTTCTGATAACAAGGGCAATCTTTCATTGATAACATCTTCAAGTTCTTGTTGTGTTGTCAAAATTAAACTATTAGTTGTCCTTGATATTTTTTCTGGATCATCACCAGCCTTTTTAATTAAATATTGAAGTTTATTATTTAATAATTGTTCTTTTTGGTCTAACATCTGAATCTTTATTTGATTTGAACCAATTATAATATTTGTATCAATATGTGCCTTCGATAGAAAACCAAAAATGCCCATAGATGTAATTAGCATTAATAGTACAATTGCTACTAGAAAATATGTTTTCATTAGCATTTGTGTTTCTTTCCAATTATTATATAACCAAGAGGCTGTTACAAGTTTGGCAACCTCTAATACTGAACCCATAAGAACAATTGGCCAAAAAGAACCTGGAAATATTTGTGCTAAACCAATTACTGAATAATAGGCTGCAATTGATGATAGAGCTATTGCTGTGATAAATGGTATTAGATAATTTGTCATGGATTTGATTTATGGTGTGGAACATCAAACACAAATGTTATTCGTGTACAACCTCCAACATTTTTGGTTCCGTGAGGAAGTTTATTATTAAACCAAAATAATGTTCCTGGTTCCACTCTATATGTTTCTCCACCAACTGTATAATCGTATGTGCCTTGTATAGATAAATGATATCTGTCTTTTGTTAAATAATAGGTGCCTTCATCAATGTGTTGGCCAACCTCAGCTTCTTTTTCTATTGAAATAAACCCACATCGACAATGCTCGTGAAAATTTCTTTTAAGAAAACGAACAACCTCAGTGTGTTTATCATATGCTGGGGTTTTTATATTTATCTCAGAATCTCCTACAAAATCTTCAGCCTTTTCCACACCACCCACAATCAATTGTAATACTCCAACAGGAAGATCGAGTAGTGTTTTGGTTCCTTCAATTTTTTTCTGAGCTTCCCAATCTTCTGAATATTGCTCTAGCTGTTTCATTATCTTTGAAACATTAATACCCGTTTTAATGACACGAATATTATCCAAAAAAATCCTCCAACGAATTAACCTTCTCTACTTGCCAACCAACACAGTCTAGAATAATCTTCAATGGGTCAACAAATGATTTTTGAAATTGTAACTCATAATCAATACATTCTTCAATTTTAAATTCTTTAGGAACACGATTAGTAAAAGATATAACATCCGTTTTAAAGATATTTGGCTGTTTTAAATATGTAAATTTAATCTTTTCGCCTTCTTGAATTCTTTGATTTCTCTTAGACAGTTTCATATGTTCAAGCATATGATTATAAACTAAAGCGCCTCGAACATGTATAGGTGTTCCTTTTGACCAAATTGTTTTACTACTTGAATATTCTTTAAGACCATTCATAGACCTAGGAAAAGAAATGTCTTCAACAGGCAACAATTTAAATTCTTCTTTAAATTCTAAAATAAATTTTTGTAACCTAGATTCATCACCTGATAAAAGAATATTTAGTGCTTCTTTAATCTTTTCACGACACGCAGCTGGAGTTGATGATTTAATTGCTTCTAAACCTTGAATCTTCATATAAGGTTCGGTAAATTGAACACCTTCTGAATTGTGAACATTTAAAATATATCGTTTCTTTGCAGTCCAAATTGCTTTGTCAGCCAGCACTTCTCGTTTCATTGACATCTTTTGCTCATACACATTAAGATATTCTGCTAGTTCTTTATAACTATTGTCAATAAATGGTTGTAACTTTTCTTCACAGAATTTATCCATGATTTGAATAGCCTTGATGGTATCAATTTTTTTACCATCAAATATTGTGTTAATAAAACGTTCAAGATTTAAATAAACCGAATCTGTATCAGAGGCTAATACATAATCTAGATTATCAGTTTTTAATATTTTATTAAGATATTCATTTATTTTTTTTTCAATCCAACGAATTGATAATTGACCAGCCATTGTGATACCTTCTGCTTGACGAATATCAAAGAATCTAAAATATTCTGACCCAAGAGCACCATATGCTGAATTCAAACACTCTTTTTTAGTTAGTTGTAAGTTTGCATAACGAGAGGCAAGAGCTGCATAATCTTTTTTTTCTTCTTTTGTTTTTGCATTTTCATAATCTTGTTGTGCTTTAAGCATAGATGTTTTATATTTTGTTCTATCGTTATACATCTTTTGAAGAATCTCAGGCAAAAACCCTTGTTTATTTTTTCTAAAAAATTGGCCATTAGGAGTAAAAGCAACTTCTTTTGTTTTTTTAAAATCAACTTCTTTGTTTAATAGTTTGTCAATTGTTATATTTGAATTAACAATGTCTCGCATATCTTTTGTGTATTCATCAGGTTCAACAATTGTATCTGGTGATATATTATATTGCATCATTAAATGGGGATAAAGTGAATTCAAGTCGAATGATGCAACCCAATTAAACATTCCTGTTTGTGGTTCTTTTACATATGCACCCTCATAAGCTGAACTTTTTCTTGTCGAATTTTTTGGAGGTATTGCAATCTTTTTATGAAACAAATATCCATGAACAATGGCGTCCCACATTCGCACTTGTGTAAATATGTCATCATAGTTTACTTTGGCATCATAAGCAATCGTAAGTGCCATTTCAATTAATCGACCTTTCTGGTTTAATTTTTCAACCAGTTCAACATCTCGTATATTATATTCAATAAACAATTGATAGTTTTTTTTGTATAAGTCAAATAAACCATCATAGTCATCATAGGCTATTTTTTGACCAACACCTTCAGTTTGAGCAATAGTATCCAATCGATAGTTATCTTGT